AACTTTAATGGACAAACGCTTACGGCGGCGACTCCACTGTCTGTTCTTATAGATTATTTGATTGATTAGGACGGTCCATGACTAGGCTGACGTGGGAAGCCCGAGATTACGAAATCGGTGTCGATCGAGGCGTTTACTATCCTCGAGAAGGCGCAGCAGAAGTTTGGAATGGATTGGTCTCGGTCGTTGAGAACACTCCGGATATTTCTGATCGAGTTCGTTACGTGGAGGGTAGGAAGATTGCCCAACATCGTCGGGAAGACAGCTTCTCAGCGACGGTCTCGGCTTTCTCACATCCATCCTCATTTTTGCTCAACCCTCGTGCGCCATTTGGAATGTCTTATCGAGTCGAGACCGCAAAAGGCCACAAGATCCATCTGGTTTACAACGCTTTGGCTCATATTTCTGGTCGAAACTATGGACAAGCCGATAGCCCTGAGCCATTTAATCTCAACATCTCAACCGTTCCCGTAGCGATGTTGGATCTAATGCCTAGTGCACATCTCATCATTGACACAGCAGACGCATATCCTGGTTCTGTAACTCAATTCGAGGATGTGCTGTATGGAAACAACGACTTTGATCCTCGCTTGCCATCGCCCAGCGAAGCGTTCGACATATTTGAGCTGAACGCATTGTTCAAGATCATCGACAATGGCGATGGAACGTTTACTATGGAAGCGCCGGATGAATACATCGAATGGTTAAGCCTTACGCAAGTCGAGGCTGAGTGGCCGCGAATTACAACTTTGGACGAAGACACGTACAGGATTCGATCCTGGTAGAAAGGAGGAACCGTGGCGAGCGTTAACGTATTTACCGCTGAACGAATGCAAGAGATTGAAGACACAACCATCGTTGGCGGTCTCGTTGACGTAGACGGAAACCTTCTTCTTCAGCCTCGAGTTGGCGATCCAGTCGATGCTGGTTATGTTCGGGGTCCTGCGGGACGTATTCTCAGCGCAAGTGCCGTCGGTCTTCCAACCGGAGCAACGCCTACAGTAACGCTTGGCGGAACATCCACCGATCGAACGATGGAACTTGGTTTACCTACTGGACCGCAGGGTGTTGCTGGTGACAGCGCTATGCCTGCTGGAACGATTGCTTTGTGGCATGGTGACACTGCACCAACGGACTGGTTGTTGTGTGATGGCGCTGCTGTTTCTCGTACCACGTATGCATCACTTTGGAACGCTCTGGGCACAAAGTATGGTGCCGGTAACGGAACCACAACTTTCAATGTTCCAAATCTTAAGGGACGAGTTCCAGTCGGTAAGGATTCGGCGCAAACTGAATTTGATGCCATCGGAGAAACCGGCGGCGCAAAGACAGCTAGTCATACACAGTCGCATACGCATACATTGAGTGATGCGGGCGCTGCGAAAATTGCAATTGTTGCTGGATCATCGAACCAAATTCAGGAACGACGAGTAACGGTAGCGAGTTACGCCAATACTCACTCGATCAACAGCGTAAACCTTGGTGGCGGCGCTGGTGGATACACCACAGCTTCTACTGCGGGCGCCGGTCTTGGTGGGTCAACTGATTCGGAAAGCGTTACCACTACAGTCAGCACTCTGCAGCCATATCATGTCGTCAACTTCATCATCAAGCACACCACGGGTACCGAGCAGGGTGAGTCTGAATTAGCCGAACGTGTTGGTACTCTTGAAAGTCAAGTCGGCGATAATGTTTTAGTGCTTCGCGACAAGATCGCTAAGTTGCAGAGAGTTCTTTCTGGCGGTGGAGTTCGGAAGGTTGAAGCGGGCAGTATTGCCTGGAGTCAACGGTTCATAGCCATTGGTTCTGGTGTCGATGACTACAGTCCAGGTGGATATTTCAATATTGAGATGCCACCAGATGGAACTGTTATTCCGTTGCATAGTAATGCGACCACAAGCCAAACAGTTTCTGGTGGTCGTATTCCAATTCCAAACTGGGCATCGCTATATTATGACCCGCCATTAGGAAGCACATATACAAGTGATCCATCTCGATTCCATTTAGTTTCATATACCGAAGCGTATCCATATGATGTTCCGCCTCAATGGATTCTTATTGCAACTCGAAACATTGACAGTTTGTCGCCATCCATCATGTGGGGGGATGGTCGAACACAGGACTATTGGCGTACAATCACAATGTCTGCCAGTTGGGTTTCTTTTGGTGGCGTTTATAACACGCCTGCTTGGAAGTTTGCTGGTGATGGAGCAGTGGTAATGCGTGGTCTGGTTAAAAGCGGATCATTGAGCACGTCGGTTCCTGCTTTTACATTTCCAGCCGGGCTTGGGCCAGCGGGAACAGAGATTTTTCAACAAGCATCAGACATTGGCCAGTGTCGCGTGGACATTCGAAATGACGGCGGTCTTCTGATGTATGGCTATTACAATGGTGGAAACAATGCCTGGGTCTCATTCGCTAAGATGTCCTGGTATCCCGATGGACACTAATACCGAAAGGTTGTCATGGCTGGACGAACAGTAACCAGACAGGAACTTGATTCACGAATGTCTGAAAGTTTGGTTTTGTTGAGAGATGCAGTTACCAAACTTGAAAACATCAACGAGTTTCTGGCAACCATTCCGGTTGATGCCGAAGGTGTAGATCCATTGTCAATCCCTGCGGATCTGCTGGATGCGATGGATCCAACTAGCGCACTAGGTCGTTTCGGATACACAGAGGAAGAAGCACAACTCATTCGATCAGTCTTCGGATCGTTGCTGGCGCTTCGAACTCAGCTTCAGCCAGTACTAAAGCAGAGTCGTAGGCTTACCGGTCTCGAATAGTCTTGTAAAGGAGTCACCTTGCTTGTCAGTTTTACTCACCGTGGCTCCTTCGATAAGACGGAGAAGTTCCTGAATGCGATGAAGAACTATGACACCATGGTTCGAGGAATCGTAGAGCATAATGCTCAACGTGGTGTTGACGCTCTTCGGAGAGCAACTCCAAAAGATTCACGTTTGGCTGCCGAATCTTGGGGCTACGAGATCCGTCAAAATAGGAGAGGCGTGATCATTGCCTGGACAAACATCGACATTGAAAACGGTTTCCCAGTTGCGGTGGCCTTGCAAGTTGGCTATGGAACAGGCACCGGAGGATTTGTCCAAGGTCGCGATTACATCAATCCGGCAATGCTACCCATATTTGAAGACATCTCTGCGGAAGTCTGGAAGGCGGTGAAATCGGCATGAGCAGCATCGACGAACGCGTCGTAGAAATGAAGTTTGAAAATTCAGGCTTCATCGAAAAGGCCAGGTCAACTCTCGACGCGCTTAGGTCATTGAAGGATGGACTCAAGCTCGATGGCTCCGCCAAGGGCATGCAGCAAGCTACACAGGGAATGGCTGAGCTTGGTGCACAGACGGGCTATATTGCTGGTCAGTTCAGTGCGTTGCAGGCAATTGCGTTCGGTGCCCTAACAACTATCGGTACTCAAGCTATTACTATGGGACAGCAACTTGTCTCGGGTTTGACTATTGGTCCGGTCAGTGAAGGACTATCCGACTATCACCAGAAGTTGACGTCGGTTCAGACCATCATGAATGCCACCGGCAAGTCGATTGAAGAAGTCGATGGCTACTTCCGGCAGCTCGATGAGTACGCCGACAAGACCATCTACAACCTGAGCGACATGACCAGCGCGTTTGCAAAGTTCACAAACGCTGGTGTCGAACTGGATACTTCGGTTCCGGCTATTCAGGGTATCGCCAACATGACTGCCCTGGCTGGTCAGAATGCTGGTGCAGCTAGCATCGCTATGTACAACCTATCGCAGAGTATCGCTGGTGGGTATCTTACAAGAATCGACTTCAAGTCCTTGGAACTGGCGAACATTGCCACCAAGGAGTGGAAAGACTATATGATCGAAGCCGCTGTTGCGGCTGGAGAGCTGACTAGAGCAGCTGATGGACAATTCAGTATTGTCGCTTCTGGTAGCGACAAGGCTTACACCAGCAGTCAGTTGTTCATCGATGGTTTGCAGGAAGGGTGGGCAACCACCGACGTTCTGCTAGGCGTTCTTGGTGACTACGCCGACGTAACCACCACAATCGGTGCAAAGGCTATGGCGGCCGCTCAGGATGTCAAGAGTTTCCCCATGATGATGGAGACTCTTAAGGCAGCCGTTGGCACTGGTTGGACCGACACTTTCGAAATCCTTCTGGGCAATGTCGAAGAATCCAAGGAGCTTTTCACTGGACTGACCCTTGCGATCGGCGGATTCCTGGGTAACATCGGCAACGCTCGTAATGAGTTGCTCGAGGGTTGGAAGGTTCTGGGTGGGCGAACCGCTCTTATTGATGGTCTGAAGGCCGCGTTCCAAGCTCTGGGCGATATTCTTCGTCCAATCGGTGAAGCATTTCGACAGATTTTCCCAGAACTGAAAGCAACAGAACTCGCTACAGCCACTCAACATTTCCGAGACTGGGCCGAAACACTTAGGCCTACCAAAGAGGTTGTTGAGAATATTCAACGTACCTTTGCCGGTTTGTTTGCGGTTCTGGACATCGGCTGGGAATTCATCAAGGCGGGCATTGGTTTCCTGCTCGACATGTTCGGTGTTATCACCGAAGGTGGAACTGGGATTCTTGATTTCACTGGAAACATCGGTGATTTCCTAGTTGCTCTCCACGATGTCATTATCGAAGGAGAACTTTTCCAGAAGTTCTTCGAGCGTGTCGGCGATTTTATCGAGCCAGTGATCAACTTCATCAAGGGCCTCGTCGGTGCGATTGGCGAATTCCTTGGTGTTGGTGGCGATGCAACAGACCTTATGGACGAGTTCAATGAAGTCGGCGAAAATATGGGTGAGATCGCCGACGATGCTCGAGAAGCCTGGGAAAAGTTTGTAGGTTATCTCAGGCGTATTGGCGAGTTTCTTCGTCCGGTCGCCGAAGGCATCATGGAGTTCTTCCGTGACATTTTCGAAGCTATTGCGGGCTTCCTTCAGGGAATGTCATTTGATGATATTCTGCAGGGTGTAGGTGTTGGGGCTTTTGCAGTCATCGCCAATTCACTTCGAAAGTTCCTTGCTGGTTTTAGCCTCGAGAGTTTGTTCGGCACGGGCGAGCAGCCTGGATGGATTCAGAGAATTAGCGATGCTCTTGATCAGCTGTCAGATTCTCTTCAATCTATGCAGAATGCTTTGAATGGCGGTGCGCTTCTTGCTATTGCTGTTGCTGTTGGCATTCTTGCTCTAGCCTTGATAGGTCTTGCCGGAGTTCCGCAAGATGACCTTGTTGGCGCTTTGATTGTTCTTAGCTTGCTTATGGCAGTGCTTACCGGCGTAGCGAAGTTCATGTCAAATATGGAGTTGCAGAATACCGGGAATCTTCTTGCTGTTTCAGCAGCGCTTACACTTATTTCTATTGCGGTTCTGCTTCTAGCTAGCGCCGTTAAGAGTTTGGCTGAGGCAGATCCAAAGGGACTAGCTAGAGGTTTGGCTTCTGTTATTGCTCTTCTCACCATCGTTGTTGGTATTAGCAAATACTTCACGGTGGGTAAGACCGAGGGCATGATCGAAGCAGGCATTGCTCTTATTCTTCTGGCTGCAGCTATCAAGATCCTGGCTAGTGCAGTTAAGGATTTGGCCGACCTTGATTGGGATGAGCTAGCTAAGGGTTTGCTGGGCACTGCGGTTCTGATAACGGCACTTGCTTTGTTCACTAAATTCGGAAAGTTCAAGCGTTTCGGTGTTGGATCCGGTGTAGGGCTTGTCCTACTTGCTACGTCAATTCTTATTCTTGGTGAAGCGCTCGAGAAGATCCAAGAGCTTGATTGGCATCAACTGGCAAGAGGTATGGCTGGATTTGTTGTTGCGCTTGGAATTATGGTCGGAGCGCTTTATGTCTTGAAGAAGACGAAGACCAGTATTAGACCTACCGATACGCTATCGTTTCTTCTCATCGCCACATCCATGCTTATCGTTGGCGAAGCTCTCGAGAAGCTTGCTGAACTCGATTGGGAAAACTTCGCTAAGAGTCTCGTTTCCATGGGCGTTGCTTTGGCCCTTATGACTGGGGCTCTGGTATTTATTCCAAAGGGTGCAGTATTCTCTGGCGTCGCTCTAATTCTAGCAGCCACATCCTTGCTTATCGTTGGCGAAGCTCTCGAGAAGCTTGGCTCGATGACTTGGAGCGATATCCTCGCGGGTCTCGTTGTCATGACTGTAGCAATGGCTCTCATCGGGGGTCTTCTGGTATTGGGAGGGTTGCTTGCGGCCACAGGTGTCGGTGGAGTGGCGTTGGTTGTCTTTGCCGCATCACTGATTATCGTTGCTGGGGCAATCTATATTATGGCGCTTGCTATGGAGAAGCTCGGCGCGATGTCATGGGCTGACATCGGTGCT